GGACAGACCCTATACTCCTTCCATCTAACTCTTTGCCCTCTCCAGCAACTTCATTTATTACCAAACCATCGCGATGATGATTCTGCTCAAAGGTGCCATAAAGATATGTTTCTATGTTTTTGATATTTCTCATTTCTTATATATCAGTCATTTTGCGATGTAATTATCGATGTTAGATATTCTTTTAGTTTTACTAGTGACTTTTCGCCAGGCTTTCCTGTTTTTGGAAGACCTATTTTTTCCTGATATGCTGAAATTGCATTTTCTGTTTCAGGATCTAAAGATCCGTTTACGGTAACCGTCGGTGTTAGCCCCTCCTTTTTTTGGATCTGGAATAATATTTTCTGGTATTCCTCGATTTCTTCTTTTGTAAAAGAGTCAGAATAATCTTCTTCTTTTCCTGAAAGAATCATTTTGCACACCTTTTCTAAAGCATACATCGTCATAAGTGAGCGCATGATAAATCCAAAGTTTGAATATTCCATCACACCATACAGGCTTCTCTCTTTTCCAAGATCATCATATATGGATGAAAATTCTGAAGATAGTGTTAAGTATATCCTTCTAAGCTGGTTGTATTGCTGCAAATCATACTGATTATCGATTAATTCAGAAATCGATTCTGTTGTTGAATAAAGGTCTGTATCGCTAAATCCATAGAATGAGGAAAATGGATTTTCGTTAGCATTATATGCAAGTATCAATCCTGTCATCGCAACAAATACACTTTCTTTCTCACTTAACTGTTTTTTAAGATCGTCTTCTATCCTTTTTGATCTTTCTTCAAATTCTTCTTGTGTTATTGTTCCGTTTTCCTCTAAAACATCAATAATACTTGTTTCTATAAAACCATTTGAGATTTTTCGTTTAAACGTAGAAAACACCTCTAAAAATTCCTTTGATTCATCTATAAGATCATCAATTGGCACAGGTTCATTTTGTCCGAGTAGTATCTTTATGTTTGGGTTAGTATAACTTACATAGCCATATTCGTCTAATGAAACTGGTTCACCGTTTTCGTAAAACGTTTCTTGTATTGCATCAGATGCATTTCCATTTGCATCTGATACTGCTTTTACGATTTCTGATACCTTAATCTTTTCTTGTAAAGCGTGAATAAATCCGTAGAACTTTGAATTAGACTTCATTGCAGATTCATTTTCAGTAAAGTATTTTTTTGGATATTCAAAACATAACTGAGCAGTTTTTGCAAAAAAATCAGTCATAGTACTTCCTGCTTTAAACATTGTTTCTAATTCATTAGCGTCATCTATAGGAAGATCTCCCTTAGTTCCTGCAAAAAATATTTGAAATGTTTCTGCAAAACTGGCTTTATTCATTTGGATCTCTGTTAGAGTTATTCCGTTTTTTGCAAAGTCCTCTGTTATCTGCTCCAAGCTATTATTAATTGATTCCTCTGCTTTTTCCTCTTCACTCCTTTTTAGAAACTCAAGTGCAACGCCGCCTCCGTATATTGTCGCAGCTAAAATAAACATCCATTTTATGCCAGTCTTTATCCTCTTCCATATCCCGCCTGTTTGTTTACCCTTTGAAAGATCGGAAACGATGCGCCTTCCTTCGGAACGCATAGCATCCTCCACTGTCTTCTTAAAGCCGCTTTTTCCCTTTGAGCTAAGACCATTTAGTACATCATCTCCTAAGTCTGCGCCAGGTTCTGTTCCTGCTTTGAATATAGCAGATGCGGATCTTCTAGCCGATGAGCTTGCACTAGCCCTTGCTGTTCCTGCATCTTTAAAAAACTTTGAAGGCTCATCAACAAACCTTCTCGCATCATCGAGCCTTGACATATCACCGGTCTTTGCTGCATCATCTATTGCATCTTCTGCCTGTTTAACAGAATCACCAAACTGGTTCCTGAGCTTCCTCGTAGGAAGCCCTTCTGTCTTTGCCTTTATCTCGTCGACGTATTTTCTTGCTTTTTTGATATCTATAATCTTCTTTAAGTGTTCGGCTCCTGCTTTTCTTGCTGCCTCTATCTTACTAATGTCGCCTGAATGATATGCTGTTAGATACTTCTTTACAACTTCATCCGAGCGTTTTTCTAGTGCCTTTCTTGCCTTCCTGCTTATCGATTGGATAAGAGGATCTTTTTGGGCCATTATGATATCTGCTAGGTTTTTTTCAATTTTTGCGATGTCATCAACGGACGCACCAAATAATTTACTTGTCAAGCTGGATATTCCCTTAAACCCCGACTTCAACACGTTATCTGCTTCTGACTTCGACAGTTTTAAAGCTTTTTGTATTAAAGAGCTTACAACACTCTCATTTAAGAATGTCGCATTATTGTTGTTCCATTGACCAAAGCTCTTTATCATGTGTTTTGGTTATTTTATACAATTTTTTCTAAGTACTGCCTAATTTCATCAGATAAGGTTTTTGAAAGAGGCAGCCATTCAGAATTTTCCATTTCTTTTTTGCTATGGCTGTCTTTTATCTCATCTTTTATAGATGAATCAACTATTTTATGTACATCATTAACAAATGCTCTTAATGCATATTTAATAAAATCTAAGGCAAATGGGGTTATTTTATACGATAATGGATAATCTTGGGTATTGAATGCTCGCATTTTATCTTCTTCTTTAGCAGCCAATAAAAACCATGTTAAAATGTTAAAATACCTTTTATACCCAGAGTTAATATCACCATCTTCGTTAAACATAATTTTTGAGTGATAAACTATACTTGCCATTGAAGAGCACATAAGTGCAATGTAATCCTTTATCTCTTCTTTTGATTTTAGCTGTATTACAACTTTATCGTTTACTTTTATGTTTAGATTATTTCCATTTTGACTTACTTCCATTTGAGCAAATCCAAACTCTGCATTAAAAGAATCATTGAATGAGGATATAATCTTATCAAGACTAAAATCTCCAGAAAAGATTTTATTAAATGCATCTATTGTTGCAGTTGATACCGATGTTATAGATTTTAACACGGAAGAGGGACTAAAGGCACTTAAAACATCTTCTGTGTCTCTTATTAAGGCATCGCTAGCATTATTTTTTGCAAATTTCTCAGCATCTATTAACATATCAGGGATATCTGATCTTTGCTCATAATCAAGATTAAATAGAATTTCATTTATACCTGCAAAGGCTTCAATAATATTAGCACCATAATTTGGTATTATGCCTGTCATGATCATAATATTCTCTAAAATGTCTTTATCTTCATCAGATAGAGACGATATATCATCAGCGGCATACTTTGGGTTGTAGCTAACAAACAGTTCTTGGCTAAGCTGCGATGGGCTTAATGATTGGACATGACTTGTTTTTGTGAACACAGAGTTTATGATCCTATCCAATCCTGTTACGATATTCTCTAGTTCTGGTATCTCGCTAGTCGCAGAAACAAAGGCATCATTATTTATAAAATACACACCGCCGTCTTTTTCATCAGTATCCAAAAGCTGCACGTATTTAGATTTCTTTTCCTGAATTTTTTTTGCTATGTTTTTAACGTCGTCTGATATTTCCTCCATAGAAATAATACCGCACAGCAATTTTACGAACGGCTCCCATCTAGTTCCTATAATCCAATCCATTCCTATTCTATCAAATGCATCAAACGACGAAAGTGTATCTAAAGCATCTTCAACTGTGCCTATAACTGATTTTGGAAATTTTATCTTAGACTTTGAATCGATAACAGTTGGATATTGGTCTATAAGATCTTGTAGTTGCACAAAATCAAAGCTAGGTTTTCCAGAATCAATCATGTTTGACAATATCTTTAGAGAAATCAACTGTCTGTTACTCTTATTGTCAACATCTATATTTTTTGATACATCAAATAACATATTTAATAGTTCCGCGACACTATCAACTGAAGTATTTTTTAATTGCGTACTGAGTGGGTACTCATAAAACATTGTAAAATTCTTGTTAGCAAAATCTTCAAAATATTCAACATGCGCAGATTCTTTTCCGCTATCCATTAATTTTATTTTTGAAGAGTCCAAAATAGGTATCATAAAAGAGTAAAAGGCTTTGTAAACGTTTGTTAAATTTTCATTAACATCTTCCACTAAACCGCCTTTGTTTATACCTGCCAACAGACTTTTTGCATTTTTGATGTTGTCTTTGTTATTTGCTATTACTTCATTAGATTTAGCAAAAAGCTTAACAAATAATTCGTAATACACATAGATAAAAAACGTTTCTATGTATTCGTCATACCATATCTTGACATCACCAGATTTTGTTTTTGCGTCTTTCTTTGCTGCAAATTTACTAATAAGCTTACGACTTTCTAACCTAAATAAGGAAGTGCTAGGATTGATAATATCGATGAATTTAGTATAGGGAAACTTTCTATCAGTAAAAAACTGATTTATAGCTCTTCTTCTAAAAACATAATCCTTATCCCTCATAAGAATTTTTGAGAGTGGTAGGCCCTTTATTCCTGAAACTTCAGAAACTTTCTCAAATTCACTTCTTAATTGTTCATTTAGTATATTCATATTAGTTACGTATTCTATTCCTCTGGGGCAGGTGCTTCTTCAGCTGGAGTTTCTTCAGCCGGTGCTTCTTCAGCTGGTGCTTCTTCAGCCGGTGCTTCTTCAGCCGGTGCTTCTTCTGGTGAAGTTGTGGCTCCGCCACCAAATTCTTCTCCGCCACCGCCAAATTCTTCTCCGCCGGACGATTCAGATTCGCCAGCTTCTTCTTCTTTTTTAAGCATCTTTCTATTTTCTTCAAGTTCACTTGCTGTAAAATCTAAGAATTGTTCAACAAGCCAATTTACAGAGAAGAACGGCTTATCACCTTGTGCCCTAAAATCCTTTAGTTTTGTGATATGGTCTATTTCCTTTTGAATAATTTCCATTTTCTTAGACTTTTCAAACAAGTTATCGCTATTGAATCGTATTCCAATATTGTTCTTTATAAGAAGATCGTCTTTAAATTCAGGATTTTTTAGAGTAAAAGCAAGCCATACAGGCTTGTAAATTATTTCCTGGAAGCTTGAACGAAGCCTATTTATAAGTTTTGCAAACCTTATTTCTTCGCGTTCTGCGCCCTCAGCATTAAAAGTTATAACACCAGCTCCACCTTCTTGATTGAAGCGGTTGAACGGTATACCTGATTCCATTTTTAATTTATCTCTAAAATACTTTAGAGCATCCATGTTGGATAGATCAGGTCCACCGTTTTCAATAGCATCAATACTTACAGTTTCACCGCCTTTATTTGGGAAGATGTAATTTTTGTAGAACGGTATATTTGGTCTACCTTGAACACTTAATTCACCACTATCGCTATCAAGATATAAGTCTTCTTTGTAAATTGCAGCAAATTGAGATAGTGATTGGACCCACCGTTGAGGTGATTTTGAACCGACAGGAACAACCATCTTCATGCGCCACTGCGCATTCATGATATTCCATATTATCCTTGAGTTTTCAAGTACTCTTAAAAGGTTAAAGCTTCTTACTAGTGGCTCTATGTATGATATTGGGCCTACGCCTGATCTCGCATAAGAGATGTAAATTATCTGGGAATCATAAAGAACCCGGTGTTTGTTGTAATCATTTTCATACTGGTGCCATATCTTCTTTCTTACGCCCCCTTCAAGTACAACGTCAGGTCTTAAACTTGCTGGATCAAGTTCTTTAAATCCGATTATTTCAGACGCCTTATCATTGTAGATTATCTCAAATGCAAGCACGCCCTCAATTAAAAATTGCCTAAAAAATGAAAAGGCTTGTTGGTCTTCATTAAATCTAAAAGCAATATAGATCTTATCAAACACTGCATTGAGATCGTCAACAACCTGCTGTTCCTTTTCATCATTAACAACACCTGGTATACCCTTTGTATCTAAATAACAAAATCTGTTTTTATTATCATATACAATTGATTCGTCAGCTACAATGTTTAACATAAAGTTTATCTCACCATTGCGAGCAAACTTTCTTAACATTTCTCGTTTGCCGACATAATCCCTATCGTAGTAGGTGATATACTTTTTAGGACCAATGTCTTGTAACGCAAGCGCATACTGCAACTCGCTCTGAGTCATTAGATCTGCGCCTGCAATATGAGCAAAAATAGACTCTGTGGAGCCTACTGCCATTGATTGTTTGATGACCATGTCATCATAGTTCATACCTAGATTTGCAATCTTACGCAGTGTAGATGCAAGCCTTGTGGTTAATGAATCATCTCTTCGGTCAAAAAAACCTGCCATTTATGCCTTGTATATTTGTTCCTTATATACCTCTTGGGGCGTAGTGTTCACAAAGGTTTGAGGCAGATAATACACTAAAAATTTCCAGTGTTTGTAATCAACAGCCTTTAAAGTGTTCCTCATAATCTTTGATCTATCTATTTTTATCATTTTTGGCTTCATCTCTATAAGATCAAAGAACTTCTTTCTATATTCAGCATGTATAAATGGAAGATCCTCTTGACGCCTTTGGCCCCTTTCTATATGGTCAATATTTTCTTTTAATTGGTTTGGAAATGCTTTTACTATGCCTTTTAAAAGTTTTACGCGATCCTTTGGGAGTAAATAATTTAGGTTTATTCCTATCTCATAGAGCTTATCTGCGTCTGCTATCATATTTGTTATGCTAAGAAACATAGGCCTTAAATCAGGACCCTTTCCATCATAAAAAAAACTATAAATTTTTCCAGCATAAAATCTATTACGGTTTTCAATTAGATAATCATCTAGGGTAGCGCTAAAATCCTTTATTTCATTTTTGATATAGTGTCTACTAACCCACTGTTGAAGCGTAAATACATCTATTATTCCGTTCTTTAAAGAGGAAGGTCCAAAATTATAAACATATTCAAAGTCTCCAAATACATCTTCTAAATTCATAATACCTTAAGGTTTTCTTCTGTCCAGACCTTAAATTCATATCCAAGGTTCTTTGCATATTCTTGTGCAGCAGCCCACTTTGCTTTATTTATTACTACCGTCTTTAAATGTTGTGCGTAACGTTCTTTTGATTTAAATGTTTTAGGATTTTTAGCCTCAAATACCGCTTGATTTTTTGGTTTTATTTCAATAAGATATTTTTTTACTTCGCCACCAGGCGATTCTATACTACAAAAAAAATCAACATAGTATTTATGGATCCTGTTATCAATTGGTGAATAATAGTTTATGGATACTGGTTCGCTAGACCAACTTTTTACTAATGGTGATGTGTCACATAATATCATAAACTTTTTTTCCCACGATGATCTATAAATAATTTTTTTTAGATCTCCAATGTATTTCTCTGGACTAGCGGGAATAAAATAGCCTTGCTTAAATGCAGATTTTGGATTTGGTTTTAGGTCCTTTATGTTATTCATATTTCTTTGTTATTATAACATATATAACGAAAATAACAAAACTAATGAAAGAAGCATTAAAGCAACTGAATAGCGAAAGCGAAGCTTTTGGTAATAAGCCTGCAAAGAAATTATCGACGTACAGGATTGATGATGAGACAAAGAAGATAGCAGATCTTGTTATTGTAACGAGATCACTTATAAATGGAAATAGACCTGAGCCTTATACTAAACTTATAAGGAATTTAATAAAAGAGGAGTGGCTTAGATTAAAGAATGATATACACTTTAATCAGATGTTAAAGGATACCTAAATATTGCTTAGCCCTTGTTCCTCGTTTATGTTTATAATTTTAATATTTTGAGTACGGCCCCGTAGTTTTTTCCAACCCTTTGCGAGGCCGTTTTTTGCTATTTGTGTGTAGTATGCAAACGCATTATTTGATTTTTCCGGATTAAAATTTTTCCAATATCGCATAAGATCCTCTATGGCAAATGCGATACAATCCTTTCTATCTTCGTCGTATTTAAATTTTAAAACTTTAGACAATTCATTTGCTATCAACATCAACATTGAAAGGGCCTCAGGTGTTAATTCATCCCGTTCCTTTGACTTTATTATCTCTTCAAATAGCTTTTTCTGATCAATGTATTTTGACATAGATATTATAGTACGAGCCTATTTTTTTGTTATACTAACGATTTTATTGCAGATGAAAGCTTGTAGTATACTTCACGAAGACCCTGAGTCTTTACATTAATATCATCTAGTTCTTCTATAACAGAAAGTAATGATTTAAGTGTATCATTTAGTTGATCTACTTTAGAAAGTATTGTTAGTTTTTTCTGTTCCCTTTCAATATCCTTTTTGATGTTAATGATTCTTCCGTGATAATCAACATCATCTGCATTTATTTGTGACTCAAAAAAAGAAGACTGATTACTAGAATCAGTCTTCAAAAAGTCATTTATATCATTTAGGTTTTTCATTAGTCTTCTTCTATTGATCCGCCATATGAGCCAAGAAGTTCGTCGTTTTCTTCGTTTTCTTCAAACTGAATATCATCATCGTATTCTCCATCTATCTCGTAATCATTATCCGATGATGGATCCACAAAAACAGTTTGTCGACTTCCATAGCCTGGATAATCCCTAGACCTTCTTTCATAATTATGAAGATCTGATTCATCATCCATTTCCATATCCATTTCGACTGATTGTATGTCCTCGTCTACCTCCTCATCGCCTTCTTCCATTTCCTTTTCTTCGTCGTTTGCCTCTTCTATTCCGTATCCACCCGGAGTTCCGTAACGATCTGTCATTACTCCATACAGAGATGAATCTTCTTCATCGTCAAAGTCTTCATCGTCAAAGTCTTCATCGTCAAAGTCTTCATCGTCAAAGTCTTCATCATCATCATAGAAATCATCGTCATCATCTCCATAATAATCATCACTTTCAGGATCCATTTCATCCCAGTCTCTGTAGTCATCTTCTTGGTTGTATCCCTCTTCTACCTCTTCTACCTCTTCGACTTCTTCTTCCATATCCTCTGTTTCCTCTATTTCTTCTTCTACCTCATCTACTTCCATGTCATCGTCCATGCTAAACACGTCCTTTTCATCATCTTCTGGGTAGTAATCCCTATTACCTCTTTCTGCCATTTCATCAAAGTTTTCGATGTCTTCCTCGTAGGTTGCACCAAATTCAGAATGCTTAACTACATTAGAAGGATCGGTTATCATACCTTTGACATCATCCATGGGAATGGTAACAACATCATCTAGTGTATCAACATCCTCAGACATATTAAAGGATTCCTTCATCATCTTTTTTGCCTCTCCGTGCTTGCCAGAAGGTCTTGCGTTCGATCCTTGAATTATTGAAAGATCTGCCTCTGGTGAAGAAGTATCACTTCTTTTTATCATTGATTCAACAATGTTAATATCTTTATCAATACATTGTATTGTTTCTCCATTGTTCAAGAGAACTATGAACTTTTTATCAACTCCATCAACAGAAAGAATGGTTCCGGTTCCCTTTCCTCTGACCTTTACAGTATCACCTACAGAAGGAAGCGGAACTGAACCCATTGCCTCATTCAGCCTCTTTGATACTTTTGAATATCTCCTCTTGAGATCTGCGAGTTCTTCTACCAAAGCCCTTTCTAGTTCAAAGACTGCTTTGCTTTCCTTTACATCTTCATCTTCTTCTTTCTCCTTTTCGATCTTCTTGAGCTCCTTTTCAATCATAACAATGTTATTGAACATCTTTGAAGCTGTGTTCTTTAGTTTGTTTATCTCTTTGTTTTCCTCTGAAAGAGTCTCAACAAAGGACTCAGAGATATCATATGAAAGAGAATCCCATACAAAGTTCTTAAGCTGTGTTGCTGATGAAAAATTAACAATCTTGTTCTCATTCATCGAAGGGTTTTGATAGTTTACAACATAGCTATCTGCCTTTATGACGTTTATCTTTACGCCTTCATATATGTTTGATTGTATGGTCTTTGAGAAGTCAATCTCCATCATCTTGTCTATGTTCTCGTGTATTGCAAGCACGTCAACAAGATTTCTACTGTAAGAAGGATCTATGATAGAGGATACAGCTGCCTTATTTTTCAGTTCCTCTCTGTTTAATGTTGAACCATTTAGTTCAATGGATCCGTTTTCATTGATCTTTACTGTATCCTTTCCTATGAACATCATGACTCCATCTTCTTGAATCTTCATGTTCTTTGACTTGGATATGGTATTGACTGTATAAAGAGAAGGGCATTCCTTTAGTGCTTGTGCCTCAGAGATGTGTGATACTTTGTTTCCGCTCTTTACATAAAATGATCCATCGATTAAAAGATAATCAACAGACTCCTTAATATCAACAAATCCTATTGTGGGCTTTACAGAACACTTAGATGTGTTCGCAAGCATATTGA